CCAACAACTTGATATACCACAAACAGCTTTACAATCTTATAATCAATTCGCTTGGTTTGATGGATATGCTTCAGATACAGCTGCTGAATTAGATAGTACTTTTTATTTTGAAGTTGGACAAACTATAAATATGTGGGTATTCCCAAATTCTATTAGTATATACGATTCTATATTTGGGGCAAGAGAAACTGAAAATTATATGAGGTATCAAAAAAATTCTGGTTCCTTTGTATCAACCAATGAACTTGTTCAATTTGAGCCAGATAATAACACTCCTTATAGTATCACTGCTACTACTTCAGGTACATTAGAAATAGGAAAATGGAAAATGTATACATTTATATGGAACGCAGATAGAACTATAGACTTTTATATTAATGGAGAAAAGAAAGGAGAATCTTCAGCTACTGCAGATACTACTGATGGTAAGAAATTAAAAGTAAGTTATTTTGGTGCTGGATATGGAACTTCTAGCCAACCATTTGAAGGAGCAATGACTGAAATATCTCATTATACAGATATATTAACAGAATCTGAAATAAATGATTTATATAATGATGGTAAAGCCAAATCAGCTTTAGATGCATCAGGTAGTGGTGGTTTGTCTTTATATTTAAGAAATAATGGTTTATCTGAATGGAAAGATTTAAAAGGTAGTAATGATGCAAATGTAGATTCAGCAGAAACAATGTTAATCACAGCAGGAGCAGATGCTACAAGAGATTCTCAAGGATTTCTAATGAATAGACAAAAGCTTACTAATAGTTTGAATTTACACGATGTAACTGAAGTTGGAGGAATGCATGTTGTTGTACCTAATAATCCTACTTTACAATTTGGCAGTGGTGGTTCTATTGCTTTTTGGATTAAACCTATAGGAACTCCAGGCTCTGCTGGATATTGTATATTAAATAATGGCGCAGGAGGTTCAAGAAATGCTAGAATTACACTTGAATCAAATAATAAGATAAAACTTTTTTGGGAAATAGCTGATGGAACTAATAAAGATACACTTGCAGATAGTGCATTAACTACAGATATTTGGACATATGTTACTTGTACTTGGGATGGAACAACAAATAAAATTTATTATAATAATGCTTTAGATACTTCTGAGAGTGAAAGCGGAACGCCAGATACTGATACAGCAGATTTATATATAGGAATTGACCAAACGTTAACTGATGGTCATTTTGAGGGTTTTATAGATGATTTAGTAATGTATAATGATACATTAACATTAGAAGAAGTAAAAAGAAATTATAACGCAGGTAAAAGGAGTCACAGATAATGGCACATTATGAAATGTATTTTTGTCTACCAAGCAGTGCATATGATAGTGCTGTTGGTACTAAAATAAAAGAACTATATCCAATAGTAGAATCAGTTGATGATGATACTGGAGATATTACTTATAAATCATCTCCTACTTGGTATGATATTATTATGGCAGGTAAGGTAGGTGCTCCAAGATATTCACACGATAAAGCATATTGTCTTATCAAAGGTGAATGGTCTATGAAAAATGGAGTATTATCAGAGCTTATAGAATTAGGAGCTAATAAAGCATATCCTAATTTTAGTGTATTAACTAAGTCAGAAGCACAAGTTTTAGCTGTTAGTGATACATTTGTAAGTGAGGGATAATTATATTAAATTAAAGGTAATTTATGAAAAGAAATAGAACATACTATTGTAACTCTTGTAAAAAATGTGTAGACTTTAAAGCTAATGATGACCATATATGTAAATGTGGATATGTGTTTGGAACAAGAATTAATATATCAGATGGTATTAATATGAGATATAATAAATTTAGCAGTCAAACAAAAGTAGAATTTAGTCAAACAACAATTGACCAAGATATTGCAGATAGGAATAGATAATTATGGCAAAAAGTTTAACAGTCCAAAATATTATTGACGATGTAAATGAATCTGTAGGAGCAGCCTCTGATACTTATATGTTAAGATTAATTAATGATGCATTGCTTGATATATCAGAAAAAAAACAACATTATACAAAAGAAGTAACAACTGATTTAAAAACAAAACAAAGATGGTACACATTGTCTGATGATATGATTGATATACTTAGAGTTGAAGTATTAGATTCAAATGGCAGATATGTAATGGTACCTAAATTAGCTGACCCACATAAAATATTAAAAGCTGATACAGATTCTAATTCAGCTTCTGAAACATTTACAGATTCTAGTGGCGCAGATGACTCATTAACGTAAGGATGTATTATGGCAACAAATAAAAGAACATACCCTAATGACTACTTTGTTTACTATAATGATGATAATAGACTTGCAATATTATGTCAAGATATTACATCAACAAATGATAGTACATCTGATAAATACGATACATTTCAAGGTTCTGGTAATTTAAGTGGTACAATAAGTGACGCAGACTGTTCAGGTACTACAATAACATTTACATGTAGCGCAGACCATGGTCTTACTACAGGAGATAGAGTAAGCATATCTGGTACAACAAATTTTAATGATGATAATTTAGCTAGCCAAGCTGTTACTGTATCAAATGTAAATACTTTTACAATGACACGTTCATCTAGTAGTTCAGATACAAATGAAACAGGGACTTTTACATCATTGTTTGTTGATAATGGGATTAGAATAACATATCATTCAAAATACGAAGAAGCTACAGCAACAGGCAATAATTTACAAAGTGATTTAGGATTAGATAGCGCATTACATAATGCTGTTGTTTGCTATGTTAAAGCAAGGTTGTATGAAAATGACGAAGATTTTCAATTTGCAGATTACTTTAGGAAAATGTATGAAGCAAAAATTAAAAAATTTAGAAGTAGAAGGTCAGCAGTAAGAGTGCTGTCTGTACCTAGGCTATAATTAAAAAAGGGGATAATATGAGCGATAGTGTTAAATCTTTGAAAGAAAAGATTGAAGAACTTAAGCAACAAGAAAGACAAGCTTATCAAATATATTTTACTACAGCTGGTAAACTACAAGCATTTGAAGAAGCTCTTAAAATAATATATGATGGACTTAGTGAAGAACAAGTAGATAGTAAAATAGTAAAAAATACTAAAAAATAGTTTTTTGAAATAAAGCGAGGTTATAATGGCAAAGTTAAACAAAGGTATTGTTAACAGAGCAGTAGTTACTCCTGACAAACATTTTCCTTTTCATTGCAAAAAAGCAATAAATATAGTGTGTCAAGTTATTGAAATAGTTAAACCTACAATATACGTAGATTTAGGTGACACAGGCGAATGGGAACATTTCAGTAATCATTACTGGAAAGGTAGAAATAAAAAAACAATGGAAGACTTAATTCCTTTGTTAGATAAAGATGTCAAAGATGTAAATAAAGGAATGGACATAATTGATAAATCTTTAGATAAAGTTGAATGCAAAATTCGACATTTTGTTCAAGGTAATCATGAAGTATGGTTGGACAATTTTGTAGTAAGATACCCTTATCTTAGCCATTATGAAACTCAAAATGCATTAAGAATAAAAGAACGTGGATATAAATATCATCCTTACCATAGAAGAAAACTTTTAAGAATAGGAAAATTAAATTTTACACACGGACATAAAACTGGAATGCATCATGCAAAAGCACATCTTAGCTCTTACAAAGACAATATTATGTATGGACATACACATGACCTACAAAGATATACTGACACTGGAGTCAAAGGAACAATGAGTGGCTACAGCATGGGATGTTTAAAAGACATTAAAAAAGATGAAGATTGGTTAAGAGGTAATTTAACTAACTGGAATCACGCACTGGCTATAGTAGATTTTTTTAAAAATGGAGACCACATAGTTCATGTTTTAGAAATAATTGATGGAAAGACTTCTTTATGGGGTCAGTATCTTGATGGTAATAAATAATGGAGAATAATGGAAAAAGAAACAATAGAACATCTGATAGGGGAATATGGATGGATGATAATAGGAGCATTTATCTTTCTATTGGGAAAAAGCACCATCGAGTCTGCAATAGAAGGTTTAAAAACTATGGCTGGAAACGATTTGAATGTGGACGATACAATAATTTTAAATGGCAGACCTGCACGTATAACAAGAATATCATTATGGAAAACCACAGTATTTGTTTATGATGTTGGAT